TTCTATTCTGGATGCGACACTGAATGCTTTTTGGAAAATTTAGAGCGCACTAGCCTTAGGATAAAAAATTGTTTTTTTTAAAGCTTAACCTGCTTTTTTAAAAAGACCTGTTTTAGCAGCATCAACATCAAATTCATTGATCTTGATCTTCACGTCTTTTATTTTTATATCGATCCACTTCATATCAGGAGTTACATTACCCTGTTTCAACGCTTGGTTTGCCCACTTGGACTCCAACTGAAGTTTCTCCGCTACTAGTTCTTGTAGTGACATTGCTGTCTACCTCCTCAAACGTTATAAAAACACGATCAGGATGATAAAAACCCTCATCGGTTTTTTTAATTTCTCCTGATTCAACACACAAGGCGAATGATTCAAGAGCTGCTTTATCATCCGTTGCTGATAATATCTTATCTAAATATATATTCTTATATCGGCATTGGATACGATATAGCTTCATATATTATTATATAACAAAATGTGATATAAAAGCAACACTATGCATTACTTTTTGGTTTCGGTGGAGGAACTATCTGTTTAGGAAGCTGTACAGGTTTACACTCAAATTTTACCACAATTCTGCTATTTTCTATGTATTCTGTTTCCATCTCTTCCATTTTTTCTAAATCTTTAAAAGTGCCATGTGCTAATCGATAACCAAATTCAACACATTCAGTGTGGGTTTCAAATGAATAACCAGGGACATGAGATCCACCTGGGCAGGTGTTACTTAGCATACTGCACATATATAAAACTAGCACAAATTTTGTCATAAAATCCTATATTATCCTAACTTATTATTTACTTGCATATCCCATGAAAATGTTTATATGTAAATTCATGTTTTTTATAAAATTATTAACAAAGAGGTTATCATGAAAAACAATCAAGAAAAAGCTGTAATGACAGCAGCTGAAAAGCTAGGCGAAGCATTGGTATTAAAGCCTGAATGGGAAGTAAAACCAAAATCGGTCGCTATGACTCATATCTTTTCAGTTGAGTTTAATGAGTTAACAAAACAACTACAATTAACTGTTAATGGTGAAGTTTACAAAACACTTAAATGTAGTGATGTCCTAAATGGAAAAATAAAATTTCATAGTGGACTAAATGAAATAATAAGTAAGTTTAACTTATGGAGGTTCGATGAGCCAAAGCAAGAAAATTAAACTTACTTCAGACTCTTCTGTATTCAAAAACTGGGTCGATAGAGTCGACAACATACTTAGTCAAGTACCTGTAATATCTGCTAACTTTCATATGCCATTAGAATTTGGTGATGATGAGTTTCAACAAGCAATGAAGAAGCTGCAGCAGTCACCTATGTACTTTGAAAATATGCCAATCTATCCAATCAATGAATCGATTGCTACTAAGTTAATCTATGATCAACTACAGGGGGCTAATGACAAACCGGATTATTAGTTTTTTGTTTTTGATTTCACTACTAGTGATACCACCAAAAATTCTTTTATTAATTTTTGGATTACTAGGTTACGCAATATTGTTCTAACCAAAGGAGGAAAAGATTATGAACAATTCAATAAAAAATAAATACTTTGAGACAACGGATTACTCAAAGTTTAAAAAGGCTAGAGGTAACAGACCTGTAGACAAAGCACATGTGCAGCAATTAAAAAGATTGATTGCTGAAAAGGATCTTTACGATCCCATTCGTGTGAACCAAAACATGGAAGTAATAGATGGTCAACACACTTTACAAGCTAGAAAAGAACTAGATAAAGTTGTGCCATACATTATTATCAATTCTGATGATCCATTAGATGTTGCAAGACTTAACACAGGTCGCAAGAATTGGTCCATGGAAGCATATCTTAACCATCATTGTGCAAGAAACAAAATGGATTATAAGATATGTAGAAACAAAATGAACCAATATGGTATCAATGTTTCTGAAACAATTGTTTTACTACTAAAACAATGTTCATTATGGAATAGAATATCCACTGACTTTAAAACAGGTGATTTTAAAATACCTGCAGGTGGTATCGAAAACTGTGATCGAATTGGTAGTGCATTAAATACTTTAAAAAAATATTTTTTAGGTATGGATGATACTAAAAGAAGATTAAAGAGATCTATGGTCATGGCTTATATTATAGCCGACAGATGTCCTGACTTTGATTTAAGAAGATTCAGAGATGCCTGTAAATCTAAATCTTCTTGGTTTTTATCTGGCACAAGCACTAAAGATTACATCGCAATTATTGAGAGAATATTCAATAGTGGTCGTAGTAAGAAAAAAATAAAACTGCTTGATTTCTTTGAATCAAAAGAATATCAAGAGCACTAGGAGAAATAGATGAACATCAATAAATGGAAGTCATGTGCAGTTGATATCAATACTTATTGTATTATTAGAGCAATGGGGCAGCAAGGTTTTAGAAGACCTGGCTCTATGATTGCCAAAATAGTTGATGATGAGGTGAAGAAGATAGCTAAAAAAGAGGGGAAGAGCTATCAATCAATGAAAGAGAATTTACTTTTACAGGGCAAGAAGCTCCTGAATGGTAAGTAGATCTGCAGGTTGGATGGTTAACCTTTAATCTGGGATCGTAAGGGGGCCGGGAGACTGGCCCCTTTTTATTATGTACATATTAGATAATTTTATAAAAAATACTGACCTGATAGAGGCTATTAATGAAGACGAACATTTTAATAAGCCCGGGTATATGTGGTGGCCTGGTTGGGGCACATCATGGCCTGATACCATAAAAAAACAAATTATTACCACAATTTGGTGTGGTAACCCAATAATAGATATTAAGGACACAATAGGGTTTGAATACTGGGTAAATACCATGGAGTCTGGTCAAGATAAGAAAATACATTTTGACAAAGATGAGGCAAGTAAAACTTTAATTTCACCAATAATTGGCTGCATATATTATCCTAAAAAAGAAGAATTTAATGGTGGTTTTCTTGAAATTTACGAGGAAAAAGAACCAACTAGAATAAAAGCTAAGTTTAATAGATTAATCATATTTGATGTAGGTAAGATTCCACACGCAGTAAGCACTGTTACTGGTGGTATTAGAACTTCTATGGCTATTAACCTGTGGAATAAGAAGCCATCGCACCTAAATTAACTGTTGCAATTAGATCACATATTATATATTTAGAATTTAAGTGTATTCCTAAGCCTAAATGAGAAGATGGGGCTTCAAAACATCTTATGAATCCAGAACAACGAAAGCTAATTTAACTTTAATTTTTAAGGAGATATTAGTGGGTAAAGCTGTGAAAAAAGGCAGTGAAGATGCATTAAACCAGGCGTTGGACAAATTAGTTATGATTTGCCCAAATAAAAAAACTTATGACGAGTTAACTAGTTTAATGTTTCAGTTGTATTGTGGAAATGACTATGGCTTAGGAAATTTTAGTTTATCTTTTCTCGACAAGATCGAGTCTAGATGGCAATCAGGTAGAAAAAAAATAGCTCAGGCTAAAGGTTTGAAGCTGGTTGTCACAAATGCGTAGCCACGGTGTAATCCATAATCCATATCTTTTCCCGCATCGTGGTTATGCAGATGTCGAAAGTTCCTAGAGGGTTAATTAATAAAACCATATATTTTGTAGGTGCTCTTACAGGTGAAGAGAAAACTCAATACATTGAAGAAATTTTAGACGATTACGAATTTGTAAAATCTCAATATTATCCTAAAGCAACTGTTTTAAAATTTTATGAGTTATTCACCAAACTTGTTAAAAAATTTGGGCACTAAACTGGCTATGGAATTTATAAAAGAAAAACGGCCACCAGAAATAAGGTTGTTTCAAGCCATACTTTTACAGGCCTTTGAGGATTCATTGTCCGTTAGCGTTTTTAAAAAAGAATGTTATTGGAAACAAGATTCACATGATTGGTTTATGAGTGATTGTAATGATTTTCAAGAAATATGTTGGAATGCTGAAATGGACCCACAAATGGTTCGTGAAGAATATTTAAAATTAATAAGAGAAGGTAAAATTAAATTTACTAAAAATCAGAAGTCATGGATTAATTATAGGAATTATTATAAGGCTTATCGAAATGCTAAAACTAAGGAAGAAAGAGAAACTGTTAAGAAAAGAATTTATTCTGAAAAATTAGAGAAGTAAATGATCAAGGAGTGCGTAGTCATGGTGGTCTAAAGTATTTGGCTCTGGGGGACTCAAAGAGAGCAAATAATAATGAAATTAGCCCCCAGAACCTAAGGTAAGAACTTATCAAGAACTTATCTTTTTTAAAAGACACATACTAAATATACCAAAATACCGGATACCGGACAACTATAAAAAATTTACTATATAGATATTCCAGAGTAATGAGTAATAAAAACAACCCCAGGGGTCAATAATGGTGTATCTGGTGTATCTAAAGTAATATTAACCAGTGATACCAACACTTTTAATCAAATTTAATGGTGTATCTATGGTGTATCCGTGGTGTATCTGGGATACACCACTCTTGCGGGAACGCAACCAAAAGTTTTATAAGGAGTTACTTTGTGATGAAATAATCTATATAGTAGAAATATGCGAGGAATAATATTTAAAACTGTCAAAGAAGGCTTTAGGAGGCTAAGGAAGCAACATCGTTCAGAAGTAAGGAGAAATAAAAAAAATCCTAATGTACCTGTTGTTCCGTATGCGTTAAAAAAAGCTGACTTTAAGAGAAAGATAAGAGCAACTAAATTTACTGGTCAAGCTGAGTTTAAAGCTCAACCAGGACTCAAAAGAAAATTGATTGTATCTATAGAAAAAGGTCGTAGACAAAAGAAAAAATTTAGAAAACCAATAACTTATGGTAAGGCCTTCGCATCGGATAGAGCTGCTAAAAGAACTTTACAAATTCAACCGTTGACTCACCAGCAAAGAAAACTTATGAAGAAAGAAATGGGTGAGTCTGCAAAAAGATTATATAGAAAAATGTTTTTAAGTAAGAAGAAAAAAGGTGGTTTGCAAACTATTAAAATGGTGAAAAGCAAATTAGAAAAAGCATCTGCAGCTCATGCAGGTCAAGCTAAAGCTCTTGGTAAATTAATTCCAAAAAAATTGTTAGGTGGTTTATTAACTACTGGAATAAAAGGTGCTGCTAAGAAATTTTTTAAATCTGGTGGTAGAAAGACTCATCAGATTGTTAAGGAGAGTGGTGGTACGAGAGCTCAAGCAAAAGCAGATGTTAAGTCTGCAATAAGAGATAATTTAAAAGTAGAACTTGGAAGAAGTAATCTGATTAAAAGTAAAAAAAGAATGATAATCAGAGACATAAATTTATTAAGAAGATAATGGGTGGTTTACTTAAAAAAGAGTTAAGAACTGAAAAAGATCTTACTCCCAAACAGAGAATGTTTGTGGAGATCATGGTGTTAGAGCATGGTCAAATTACACAAGCTGAAGCTTTACAAAAAGCAGGATATGATTGTAAAGATATAAATAGTGCTAGGTCTACTGCATCACAATTGTTAAATAGAAGAATCAATCCTCACATAGCAAAATATTATGATAAAAGATTTGAACAAGAAATTAAAAAATACGAGAGTGACAACCTCCGAAGATATAAAAGATTTGAAAGACTTGCAGACAAAGCTGAGAAGAAAGATCAATTTGCTGCTGCTATAAATGCAGAGTATAGATCTGGTCAATTAGCAGGAGCTTTCATTGACAGAAAAGAAGTGAGAGTTACAGGATTGGAGGGTATGAGTCGTGAAGAGCTTGAGAACAAACTCAAAGAACTTTCAGAGAAGATCGATGGTTACAATGCGAAAACCATTGAAGCTGAAGTTAAGGACAAAAAGATACTTACAAAGAGCTAGTTGGTCTGTTTGGATTAAAGAGTTTAACAAAGTGCATAATCCTTTTATGTTTACTTCTGTTGGCAATGTAGAGGTTAAAATATATGAGAAAGAAAATAGCAATACCAAAAAAAGTAAAAAATCAAATAGATAAATATCCTATGGTAGCAGTTGAATGGTATGATATTGTTTCGAACAGCTCCTGGACTTCATTTGAAGATTTAAAGAAATCAAGTTTAGCTACCTGCATTACAAAAGGACATTTAGTTAGTCAATCAAAAGGCGTGACTAGATTGTTTGGAGATTATTCATACGCTGAGAATAAAGTTGACATAGAGAGTATTGGAAATACTACTATTATTCCTAACTCAGTTATTAAACAAATTAAAAAATTAAGTTAATTAATGACAGTAAAAGCAAGAGAATCAAGACTGTGGCATAAGCTAAAAAATAACTTAACTAACATGCATTTTACCCGCATAGAATCAAGTACAATTAATGGTATTCCTGATATACATGCTGTAGGAATGGGTAATATTTTTTGGATAGAACTTAAATCTGATGATGCTAATTTTCCTAAATTAAACAAATGGCAAATTGTGTGGATTAATAAATATGTTAAGGCCGGTGGTAAGGTAATTATCTTCAAAGAGACCCCTTTGCAGAGGTCTCTTAAACTGTACAGACCGGTGTCCGTGTTCACTGATCCTCGCACACTGGTGCCGTTTGCCTCGTTCTCGTTCCCGTTTGACTGGACACTGGTCCAGCGTACCATGCTGGGTGAGCTCCGGGAGAAGGCAGCGTGATCTCGTTCTCGTTTAGAAACCTCGTCCTGAACTCTCGTTCTCGTTTCAAGGTGCATGTCACCTGCAGCTGGTCTCCAGCAGCAACGTCCCGAGCTTCAGGATCTCGTGCCGTTACCTGCCCTCGTTTTTCTTTCCCTCTTTGTTAGTTAACGGGGGCTGGTAACGGCATGGTCGGTGAAAAATCTCGTTCTCGTTTGACTAAATAAGTTTGATGAAATACATTTAATAAGGGAGCTCCGTCAGGGAAACACGGACAACCTGCATGGAGTTCCCGTTTCTCGGATAGAAAAGGTATTGGTTTTACTGAAGGTAGACAAGTTGGGGCCTTCAGGAGCTGCTGGAGAAATATGAAAGAAAGGTCTTGACATTTATCCCATCAGGTCTTATGTAAGATTGGCCACTCTGGGAGCCCGATCGGCATTAAACCAAATATTGCTTGAGTGGTTGGGGCAGCCTTGGCCGCTTAATGCGTAGACTGGGCTGCCCACAAAAACTAACAAAGGGAGAACAACATGAAGCTCGAGAAACTAATCAAGAAAATCAACAAAGAGAATACGCCACCGGATGGCTGGTCCGCTGCAGATGCCGTGAAGAAAGATAAACCTGAACCAGGCAAAACATATGCACTCACCGGTGGCCCCGGAGCACGATGCATAGCTAATGGTTACTCATGGAAGGACAGTGTCGTTAAGGAGGAGAACTAATGCCGTCTCGTTTGCAATGCAACCAGCAGCAGGAGCTGCTGCTGGTGAGCTGGAAGGGACACCTGGCGTGGAAGCTCTAGTGCTTTATCTTATTTTATTATTTTTGTACCCGAATGTAATGTTCGTGCTAACTGGTCTCTTCATCATGATCCTCGCCTCGGCTTTCTAGATCCTCGCTCGTTTAGGTTAGAATTTAGTTGACATGCACCTGGCGTGAAGGTCGGGGTCACCCGAAGTTCGGTATCCAATATGGTTGTTAGATAGTTTAGAATGATTCTAAAATATAATCGCTTGACCTATGACATGGGATTTGATAAGAGGTTTAACTAAACTAACAAAGAGAGGAAAATATGGGTTTAGATCAATATGCAGGATTTCGTGATTCAAAAGGCGAAGTCCACGATACTTTCTACTGGCGAAAACACTCTCGTTTGCAGGTGTTCTTCGCAGGGGAATATGAAGAACAAAACAAAGGGCAGACGCACAAACTTCCTGACGGAGATGATGGAGTGTTTGACTTATCACATCTGGGTTTCAATGGTAATCAAGGTGGTGTGAAGATAACAGAGGAACTCGTTGATCGGTTAGACAAAGAACGCAAAGAGGGTTATCCAAATTGTGTAGCAGAAGATGGTTTCTTTTGGGGTCAGCAATTCCAGAAAGAGTCCGTTAAAGAGTACAAGGCACAAGATGAAGAGTTTGTTAAATGGTGTCGTGAGCAGTTGGCAAAGGGTAAGGACATTGGCTATGACTGTTCGTGGTGAGAGAACTAAGGACGAGGCGACAAATGTCGCCTCGCCTAAAGTTAAAGCTTGGGCAATCGTTCTGGAGTGGGAACGACCAGACGGCACTTGGTACACAGAAACTAAAACAGATATACCATCTCGGGTTAGCAACGAACTTGATGATTATATAACGGAGTTAGAAGATGAAAAAAAAGAATAGTGCCTCGCCTCGTGCAGGTCAGAAAAGACAAGACGAGCATATTAAAGAAATGAAAAAGGTTGTGGCCAAGATGGAAGAATTATTTGGTGTCTCAGCACAACTTGAGGTTGAGCCTAAGATTAAAATATATGATAAAAAAAAGTTAAATTAACTATTGCAATAATAGTGGGATTTGATAAGACGAGGGGGTATTCATAAGAATACATAACTTAACAAAGAGGTAAAAATGCCAAACGCAGTAAAAAAGCTAAAGCAGGAAGAAAAAAAAGTTATTCTTGCTTATGCTCAATTAAAGCTAAAAGCAAATAGACTATCTAAAGAGTTAGACACAATGAAACAAAATGTTGTGGATTGCTTTGATAGAACAAATCAAAACTTAATCATTGTACAAGATGACAATGGCAATAGTTTTGGATTACAAAAAATAAATCGTAAGAGAAAAAAGTTTGAAACAGCAAACTTTAAAATTGCTCATAATGATTTATTTAATAAATTCACTACTGAGATTGAATATAGTGAATACAAAGCAATAGGGGATAACAATGCCCAATAATGATTTAATTAATATTGCGAATGTATTAAGTGAACGATTAAACTCTAATACACCCACATCATTAGCAGACATGGTTATTGATAAGGGTACTAAGAAACAACTCAATTATGAGATTATGTTTCAACTGTTAATGGGCGAGTGTGAGAAACACATACTTGAAAACATTGGCAACCCTGTTGTGGACGAGTTTAAAGACAATGTACTAAAGAAGTTTAGCACATTGGTACAGGCTTTACACACTACTGAGCAGACATAAGTTATAACTAAAAACCAATAGCCCGTTAGGGCTATTGGTGTATCTATTCTATACAAGGCTCATAATTCCAATCGACTTCGACAGCGTTTTACACAGCAGGATTTTGCGTTGCTGGACTGGTGCAAAACCGACAAAGAGGTTTACAAAGTAGGATATACAAATATACTAGGGTCCCAAACGGTATGAATGTAGAGCACCTTACAGAAGATGAATTAAAAGATCTTATTTTTAAAAAGCAGTTGGAGTGGATCAAGTTATGCCAGGATAATTTTTTAATTTTTGCAAC